TTACTGAGATAGATGATGCAACAGGTATATGTACGGTTACTAGTGAAAACACATTATTCCCAGGAAAATTAAAAGTTGATAATATTCTTTCATTTGGTGGACTTGGTAATAATGAAAGTTCATATGCAAGAATAACAGAAATTGAAGCTGCTAAGGTTATGATTACTGGTGTAACAACAATATCTGGTGTTATACAAGGCCAAATTCCTGCAGCAGATTTAGTTACTCCAAATTTAAAACTTGTAACAAGTCCTTTATCAGCATCAACTGAGAATACTTTATTTACATTGATGCCGAAGATGTTGGTATCAGATGTTGATCTTTCAGATGCTGTATTAAGTATTAGAAAAACACAAACGGTAAGTATTGTTGGCGGTCAACTTTCTTCTGCCTTAACTGCAGATACTAATGAAGCATTTTTAGCATATGATGAAGAGAGATATTCTTTAACTAGAGCAGATGGAACAACTGTAGCACTTACTTCTGATATGTTCCAGTTTTCTTCTGGATCTACTATTTTGCAAATTAATACTGGTGGTGCTGATTATGCTGGATGTACATTAATAACAACCTTACAGAAGTCAAAACCTTCTGCTAAGATTAAGAGATTAAACAGAGTTAATTCTACTGTTATCAATGCATCAGCAAAAGCAGGATCTGGTATTGGTGCAACAACTTTAAATGATGGTTTGGTTCGTGGTGATTTCCCAATTGGAACAAGAGTCCAAGATGAAGAGATTGTATTAAATGAGGCTGATGTTATTAGGATTCATGGCATTTATGAATCTCTTGATACAAGTGCTCCATCTGCGCCTAAGATGACATTATCTACTTTAAATGGTCCCACTGCAAAAACAACTGATCTTATTGTAGGTGAAAGAATTAAGGGTGCTAGTAGCGGTGCAGTTGCTATTGTTGCAGAAACTTTAACAGATGCTCAAATATCATATATTCAAAAAAATACTGATGGTTTTGAAGAAGGTGAAGTAGTTACTTTTGAAGAATCTAATGTTCAAGGAGTTATTACTACTTTAGACAATCCAAGTCGAGATATATCTACTCATTACACATTTAATACTGGACAAAGACCATCATTCTATGATTATGGTTTTATTAGAAGAATTCCTAATGCTAAACCACCAAAGAGAACTATAAGAGTCTATTTTGCTAATGGGTATTATGATGATACCGATGATGGTGATATTACAACAAAGAATTCATATGATACTTGGGATTATTCAAGGGATATTCAAACAATTAACGGTGATAAGGTTACTGATACTATTGATATAAGACCAAAAGTTAGTACTTATACGGTAACGGAATCTAAGAGATCTCCATTAGAATTCTATGGAAGAAATTTTGCTTCTAGTGGAAATTCTGCTAAAAACATTTTAGCATCTGATGAGACTATTACTACTAATTTCTCATTCTATGTTGGTAGAGTAGATAGAATATTCTTGGATAAAACTGGAAAATTCCAGGTTCAGTATGGTGATCCATCAGAGAAGCAAGAATTGCCTATATCTATTGATGATGCAATAGAAATTGGTAGTGTTAATTTGCCACCATATCTCTTTGATACTGATGATGCTACACTTTCGTTTATGAAGCATAAACGATATAGGATGAAAGATATTAAGGATCTTGAGGATAGAATCAAGAGTCTTGAATATTATACATCATTATCTCTTCTTGAGACAGAAACTGCCAATATGTTCCTTCCAGATGCTGATGGAATGAATAAATTTAAATCTGGTTTTTATGTTGATAACTTTACTTCACTTTTACCACAAGAGACTAGTACTAAGATAAAAAATAGTTTAGATCCAGCACTTAAGGAATTGAGACCACAGCATTATACAACATCAGTTGATCTTATTCCTGGACCTGTTGAAGGGGTTGCTGCTAATGTTGATAGAACATTTATGGATCCAGAGGGTATTAATATTAAGAAAGGTAGAGATGTTGTTACTCTTGATTACACTGAAGTTGAGTGGTTAAGTCAGCAATTTGCTACTAGGACTGAAAGTGTTACACCATTCTTAGTAAGTTTCTGGCAAGCAAAAGTGAAACTATCACCTTCATCAGATACTTGGGTAGATACTGCAAGAATTAAAGCAAAAATTATTAAACAAGAAGGTAATTTTGCAGGTGTGACAGCTCAAGCAATGCAACAATTTGGTGTTGATCCACAAACTGGTCAAGCTCCAATAGTTTGGAATGCATGGGAAACTACTTGGACTGGTCAAAGTTTTACTGACCGTACAGAACAAAGAAAAGTAACAGGAAAGAAAGAAGTAGAAGAAATTATTAAGGCTGGTTGGATTAATGGTGGTGATGGAAGAAATCATTCTCAAATGGTTGAAATGACAACTACTACAACAATGAAAGATACTATTAGAGATACCTATGATACAGGTACATCTAGAAGATCTGGTACAAGAAAGGTTGTTACTGAGCAATGGGATAACGAATCTATTGGTGATAAAGTAGTCAGCAGAGATCTTGTGCAAATAATGCGTTCTAGGAATATAGAATTCAGAGCTACTAAGTGTAAACCATTAACTCAAATGTATCCCTTCTTTGATGGGGTGAAAGTTAAGAGATATTGTACTCCAAAATTAATGGAAATTACAATGCAATCTGGAACTTTCCAGGTAGGTGAAACTGTTAGAGGTGCAATTCCTGGTATAGGTGTTCAAGCAGAAGGTACTGATAAACCATTTATTAGATTTAGAGTTGCACAAGCAAACCATAGAGAAGGGCCTTTTAATGCACCAACTGCAGTATTCAAAAAGAATCCATATATTTCACAAGTTGGGGCAACAGGTTTAGAAACATTCTTAGGTACTCCTGGAACTGTTCAATTAGCTAGTGCTTCTGGTGGAGCAACGGATCTTCCATCTACATATTCAGCAACTACAACTATATTGAATGTTGATACTAAATCCTTAAGTGAGCAAGCACAGGGAGATTGGTTTGGATATGCTAAGACTGGTATGGCTCTTATCGGCACAACCAGTGGTGCTGTTGCAAAAATAACTGATGTTAGATTAATAACTGATTTGGGTGCGAATTTGATTGGATCATTCTATATTCCAAATCCAAATAGTGGTAATCATCCAAAATTTGAAACAGGTACTAAAACCTTTACTTTGATTGATAATACTACTAATGATCAAGATAATACTGATAGTTTTGGTGAAGATCATTATACTGCTACAGGAACACTTGAAACTGTTCAAGAATCGATTATTTCTACTAGAAATGCTGTTATTGAAACTAAGCACAGTAAACAAGCAAAGTCTGCGAAGAAACTTGCAGGATCTTCTGTTATTAAAACTACTGCAATATCATCTGAAACCAAAGAAAGTGGAAGAAGAGATATTTGGTATGATCCTCTAGCACAATCTTTCCAGGTTACAGAAGCACAAGGTATATTCGTTACTAGTTGTGATATTTACTTCAAGTCTAAGGATGACATGGATATTCCTATGACATTCCAAATTCGAACGATGTCTGGGGGTGTTCCGACGCAGAAGATATTACCGTTCTCGGAAATTGTGATGGATCCAGATGATATTAAAACATCTTCAACTGGAACTGTAGCAACTACATTTACATTCGATGCACCAGTATATCTTGAAGGTGCAAACCAAGAATATGCAATTGCGCTTTCGTCTTGGTCAACAAAATATCAGGTGTTTATTTCTAGGATTGGAGAGTCTGATCTGTTAACTGATGAATTTATTTCACAGCAGCCATATTTGGGATCTCTATTTAAGTCTCAGAATGCTTCTACTTGGGAACCTTCTCAGTGGGAAGATCTTAAATTTAAGATTAGAAGAGCAGAATTTGAAACTGCTGGAACATTAGAATTGTATAACCCAGTCCTTTCAGAAGGTAATAAGCAGATTGCACATTTGATGCCAAATCCAATTAATATTAATTCAAGGCAAGTTAGAGTTGGTTTTGGAACAGCAATAAGTGATAATGTTCTTACAAAAGGAAATACAGTTACTCAGCAAGGATCAAATGCAACAGGAGACTTTTTATCAGTCGCAGGTGTTGCTACTGGACAATTAGGAATTGTTAATAGTGGATTGGGATTCTTCCCTGGTGCTGGTACTTCTACGAAAATAGGTATTGCTTTAACCAATATAACTGCTGGAGGGGATTTTGTAACTGCTGATGTGGTGGTTACTGATGGTGGAATTACATCAGCAAGAGTCATAACTTCTGGTTCTGGATATCAAGTTGGTGATGTTCTTGGTATAGCAACAGTTGGTGTAGGAACAATGAATGTTGGTAGAAATGCTCGTTTCAGTATTGCTAATTTGGGGATGGCTAATGAGTTATTACTTGAAAATATTCAAGGTAACTTTGTAGTTGGTGCTGGTAAGACTATTATGTTTGATAATCCAATTACTGGACTTACAACAACTCTAGGTTCTAATGGATCTACTGGTTGGGGATTCTCTCCAGAGAAACTCACTGTTGTTAATGATGGATTGCATTTCACTGTTGATCATAGAAATCATGGTATGCATCATGAGCAAAATAGAGTAACAATTTCTGAAGCAACTTCTGATATTGCACCAACAAGATTATCATTACCATATGGTTCATCTGCTTCATCATCTATAGCAGTGGAAAGTAGTTCTGATTTTGAGAACTTTGAAAATATCGGTGTTGCAGCAACTAATCCAGGTTATGTTCAAGTTGGAGATGAAGTTATTAAGTATACTGGAGCAGGTGGTGGTAGTTTAACTGGAATTACTAGAGGAACTGATAAGACAAATTATTTAAAAGGACAACCTGTTTATAAGTATGAAATGGGTGGAGTTAGTTTGAGAAGAGTTAATAGAACTCATTTATTGAGTGATGTTACTGATCTTGATCCTGCACCAATAACATTCGATTCATATACTCTTAAACTTGGTCAAGGTAGTTTAGGTGGCGATGCTACTGATAGAAGTAGTAGTACGGCAGGAAGTAATCCAGTACTTTACTTTAATGATACCAGATCTACTGGTGGTTTTGATGTTAAAGGAACTCAAAATATACCTTTCCAAATTATATCACCAAATATCCAAAATACAACTGTTCCAGGAACAAGTATAAATGCTACTTTGAGAACCGTTTCTGCTACCAGTCTTGGTGATGGTAAAGGTCGAGGTACTGATATACCATTTATGGATAAAGGAACTGAATCTGTTACATTAAATGCATCTAATTATTTGAATTCTACAAGATGTATTGCGTCTAGAATTAATGAGACTACTAATGCTACACTTAAGTCATTCGCTGGTGATAGATCAATGGCTATGACTATTAATTTAACTACTTCAGATCCATTATTAACACCTGTTGTTGATTTGGAAAGAATTAGTGCAATTTTAGTTTCTAATAGAGTTGATGCACCAATCTCAAACTATAAGACTGATAATAGGGTCAACAATATGTTTGATGACCCAACAGCATGTCAGTATATTTCTAAAGAGAATACTTTAACAAATTCTGCTACTCAAATTAAGATTATAATGAGTGCTCATATTAATGAATATTCTGATATTAGGGCATTCTATGCAATTAGTGATACTGCAAACTTTGATCCAATCTTTATTCCATTCCCTGGGTATCTAAACTTGAATAATAGGGGTGAGGTTATATCGGCTGCAGAAAGTGATGGACGACCAGATAAGTACAATCCTAAGCAAGATGCTGGTAGATTTAAACCCAATGAGATATCCTTTAGGGAATATACTTTTACTGTAGAAGATCTACCAACATTTAAGCACTATAGGATTAAGTTTGTAATGACTTCAACCAATCAAACATGGGTTCCTAAAGCATCCGACCTACGTGTTATCACAATGGCATAATTATGAGTTACCTAAAGGTAAAGGATTTTTCAAATCTTGCTAGAGATCCAGATAGTGGTCAAATAGTTAATACTAATGATAGTGCATATGACCAGTATATTGCTCGTCGATCTGCAAAAAAACGTGAAAAACAAAAGCAAGTAGAAGTTGAGGGTGATTTGAATACTATGAAATCTGACCTTGATAATCTAAAAGGCGAAATTGGTGAAATTAAGTCTCTACTAAAGGAATTAGTCAATGGCCACTAAAAAAATTACATTCGATCCAGAATCTGGTGTTGCATATGCTGCCAATTTTGTTCTTAATGGTGGTTCTGATTTCACAGGAACATTTGAAGTAGTAGATACTAGTGGAACTGGGTGGAATTTTTCTACAACCAATTCAGTTGGTATTGCTACCACTACAGGATGGACTGGATCATCTCAGATGACCAAGAGTATTTCTATTGGTTCAACTGGGTTCCCTGCAGCAACTTTTGTTGTTGGTATTGATACTACCAGTGCTACTGCAGGTAAGTTTACTATTTCTTTAGGATCTACTGCTACCAGAACTTTAAGTGAAGGTAGGTATGTGTATGATGTTATTGTTAGTTCTGGATCGACGTTCTATAGGATTGTTGATGGAACAATCTTGGTCCAACCAGGCATTTCGTCTGCAATATAAATATTGATAGAGGTATAGTATAAATGTCCCAACCAGGATCACGATCAGAACTTATCACTTACTGCAAGAGGCAGTTAGGTGCTCCAGTATTGGAGGTTAATGTTGCTGATGAACAAGTAGAAGATCTTCTCGATGATGCTATTCAGTATTTTCAAGAGAGGCATTTTGATGGTGTATACCCAACTTTTTTAAAGTATAAGTTAACAGAAGATGATATAAAAAGAGGAAGATCGAGAGATGGAAATACTGATAATGTAGGAATAACAACCACTACTGCTACTGCAACTATTGATGGTGGCACTACTACCTTTAGTTGGACAGAGACTAGTAATTATTTGCAGGTTCCACCAGAGGTTATTGGAGTAACAAAGATATTCCATTTTGATGGAACAAACGCCATGTCAAGTGGTATGTTTAGTATTAAGTATCAAATGTTCCTGAATGATGTATATTATTGGGGTGCAATGGAGATGTTGACATATGCAATGACTAAGACATACCTTGAAGATATTGATTTCCTATTAACAACACAGAAACAAATAAGATTTAATCAGAGACAAGATAGATTGTATATGGATATTGATTGGAGTAATGTTGTTGAGGGTGATTATATTATTATGGATTGTTATAGAGCAATGAATCCGAATGACTATGGAAGAGTATGGAATGATTCATTCCTTAAGAAATATACAACTGCTCTCATTAAGAGACAATGGGGACAGAATTTAATGAAGTTTACTGGAGTTAAATTGCCTGGTGGAGTAGAATTAAATGGTAGACAAATGTATGATGATGCTGAAAAGGATCTTGAAGTTATTAGAGAAATGATGTCTAACACTTATGAACTTCCACCACTAGATATGATAGGTTAAGATTATGGCACTTAACCCGTTCTTTCAACAAGGCTCATCTGGGGAACAAAGTCTTGTTCAATCTCTTATTAATGAACAATTGAGGATGTATGGTGTAGATATACACTATATGCCTAGAAAGTATATTGAAGAGAAAACTATATTAAAGGAAGTAACTGCATCTAAGTTTGATGATGCATATCCAATAGAAGCATATATTGATAACTTTGATGGGTATGGAGACAACCCAACAATGTTGTCGAAGTTTGGTATTCAGGCAACTAATGAAGTTACTGTAATTATTTCCAAAGAAAGATTTGAAACTTATATTTCTCCTTTGATGAAGAATGAGGAGAATGTAAAATTATCTACTAGACCTAAAGAGGGAGATTTAATATATTTTCCATTAGGAGATCGTCTATTTGAAATCAAGTATGTAGAGCATGAGAAACCATTCTATCAACTTAAGAATACTTATGTTTATGAACTACGTTGTGAGCTCTTCCGTTATGAGGATGAGGTTATTGATACTGGGGTTGATGAGATTGACGACACCCTGGAGGCGGTTGAAGGTGCCGATGGTGAAGATGTACTCATAGGTTCGGGTGGAACTCAGAAGTTAACACTTGCTGGAGTATCTGTACAAGCAACTGCTGTTACTGGAGTTATTAATGGTGGTATTCAATACATCAGTATATCCAATAGAGGCAACAGTTATACATATGCACCAAGAGTAGCAATATCTTCTGCTCCTGCTGCTGGTGTAACTGGTATAGCAACTGCTAATTTACTTGGTGGTATTACTGTATGTTCTGGTGCTGCTGATATTAATAATAGTAAGAAGAGAGTAGTTCAGTCTATTAACCTGATAAATCCAGGTATGGGATATACAAGTAACCCAACAATTGAAGTATTTGGTGATGGTACAGGTGTTGCTGCTACATCCAAGATGGAGAATGGAACTATCGGTATTGTTACTATTACTGCTGGTGGTTCTGGTTATTCTACAAGTCCTACTATTTCCTTTACAGGTTTATCAACAGTCTCTGCTGCTGCAACAGCCGTTATAAGTGCTGCTGGAACTATTTCTCAGATACAGATAACAAATGCTGGTGCTGGTTATACCGTATCTCCAACAATGTCTATTTCTTCACCAGGAAGTTCTGGTACTGGAAATTATGCATTTAATGAGATTGTTACTGGTAGTGTTAGTGGTGCTACAGCAAGAATAAGAACACATAGTTCTGTTACCAATGAAGTAGAAATTGGTAGTATCTCAGGCACATTTAAGATTAATGAAGATCTTACAGGAGCATCTTCTGGTGCTGTACAAAGAATAAGACTAATTGATCTAACCAATTTTGATGATGGGTTTGGTGAAAATGATGAGTTTGAATTGCAAGCAGATGCTATTTTGGACTTCTCCGAAGGTAATCCGTTTGGTACTCCCTAAATAGTACGTCAGGTCTATAACTATGTTTGAATATTTTTATAACGAAATTTTTAGAAAGACTATAATTTCTTTCGGTACCCTTTTCAATGATATCTCTGTTAAGCAAGAGGGATCTGTTGTAAAGGTTCCTTTGGCATATGGACCAACTCAGAAGTTTTTAGCAAGATTAGAGCAAGCACCTAATTTAAGTCAGTCAGTTGCAATATCCTTACCAAGGATGTCTTTTGAATTTATTGGACTTACATATGATCCTGCTAGGAAAGTTACTACTACTCAGCAGATTACTGTAAAGGATCCTGATAGTGGAACTGATACTAAGAAAGCATTTATGCCTGTTCCATATAATATGCAATTTGAACTTGCTATTATGTGTAAATTGAATGATGATGCATTGCAGATCGTAGAGCAGATATTACCATATTTTCAACCACAATATAACCTAACAGTTCAGTTAGTAGAAGGACTTAACGAGAAGAGAGATATTCCTATTATATTAGAAAACGTATCAATGCAGGACGACTATGAGGGAGATTATACTTCACGTAGAGTTCTTCTTTATACATTAAGATTTACTGCAAAAACATACCTATTCGGTCCTATCTCCAGCGCAAGCAAGGATATCGTCAAGTCTGTTTCTGTTCGTTATCTTGCTGGTGGTTCTAAGAGTACTGAAAGGGATATTACATACTCTGTTGTCCCTAGAGCAATTAAGGATTACAGTGGTGATATTCGTACTGAACTTGCAGAAGATATAGATCTTGGAGCAACAGAGATTAATGTAGCAGATGGTACTCAGGTTACCGTTAAGAAATACATTGATGTTGATGGTGAGGAAATGTATGTCAGTAAGATTACTGGTAACAAACTTACTGTTAAGAGAGGTGAGGATAGCACAACTGCTGCAGCACACGTAAGAGGAACACCAGTCAAGGGTATTGATTACACCGCAAGAGAAGATAGTGATCTCATAGAAATGGGAGATGACTTCGGATTTAGTGGTACTATAACATGAAGAAAACCAACCTAGATGATGCATTTAATATGGATGCGACAGTTGATATTGTTCCCGCAGATAATGTTGGAATAACACCTGAACAGAAACCTGATAGACTTACTAAAACTGATATTGATAAAGACTATGAGTATACTCGTGGTAATCTTTACAGTATTATAGAGAAGGGTCAGGAAGCAATTAATGGTATTCTTGAACTCGCACAAGAGAGTGAGATGCCTAGAGCATATGAGGTTGCAGGACAGTTAATTAAGAGTGTATCTGATGCAACTGATAAGTTAATGGATCTTCAGAAGAAACTTAAAGATGTAGAAGAAGAGACACAACATAAAGGACCATCTACTGTCAATAATGCACTATTTGTTGGTTCCACTGCAGAACTACAAAAGATGTTAAAGGCTCAATTACCTAAAGATTCTAAATAAATCAGGGAGAGAAATCCCAAAGTACTTTTAGTATCCATACAATGTCGGATAAGTTACCGTCACTAGATGATTTGCTCAAAGAGAGTAAACTTCCATCAGTAGACGATTTTATAAAAGAAGAAGATTTACCTTCGATTGACGACTTCGTTAACGAGGAAGATACTTATTCACAGAAAGATAAAGAACTTAAGAAAACTAATAAAGCAAGGAAGCAGAGATATAAGAGTCTACATTCGAAAACAGATGAAATTAATAATGTAGATGTAAATGAAGAAAATAGTTGTGGTGAAGGAGAATATTTTTGTAATGATGAGCAAAAATGTAAGTCTATTCCTGCAGGGCATAAAGTTCTGGAAGATGGAGAATTAGTCAAGGAAGATGTAGACCTTACAGAAATATTACGTTTAATTAATAACGTCAGAAAGGATATTCCTAATGTCCCAGAGGTTAAGTATTACGACGAAGAATTAGAGAAACTTGCAATATATGTTGAAGAGATTAAAGAGAGTATCCCAGAGATACCAGAACAAAAGATATATGATGCAGAAGTAGAAGCAATATGTGAACAGATTGATAGTTTAAAAGAAGAAGTCAATAAGAATGCTGCTGATATACCAGAGATAAAATATTATGATGAACAGATAAGTGAACTTGAAAATAGACTCAACAAACTTCCTGAAGTAAGGTATTACGAAGAGGATGTTAAATCCCTACAGGAAGATATTCTTGCAGTAAAGGAATCTATTCCCAAGTTCCCTAAGTGGGTTAATGAGGTTAATGAAGTCCCAGATTTTTCTTGGATTGGTAAGACCTTTAGTGTAATTGATGATGACTTTATAAAATTAAATGATAACTTAGATTTTGTTAAGGGTAGGATTGACCAAGAAGTTCAACAGTTATCTGAAGATATTGATGTTAAACGTTTTGAATCAAAGACGGATATTGATGAATTAACTAAGAGTTTAAAAGAGACTAAGGATAAGATATATAAGGAATTGAGAGAATCTGCTCTTAAGATATATGATGCTAAGAACGGATACAAGGATGATGATAGAAAATTAAAGAAGCAATTACTTAATCAGTTCCACGTTTTAAAGCAGAACATTAATGATGAAGTAAAAGAATTTAATAGGAAGAATGATGCGACTAAGGATTTATATGGGGGATATTTTGAAGGACTTACACAAGAAATTTCCAATCTCCCTGAAGTAAAATATTATGATGAAGAAATAAAAGAAGTTCGGGATGAGTTTAAAGAAGGTTTAAAATCCCTTAAAACTTTAGTTGAGGAGATTAAGGAAAAGCAACAAGCAGTTAAGAGTGAAGTACAGGATATACAAGAAGGGCTTTTAAATGAACCACCAGATGAGAAACAATCTG